GTATTTGATGAGATTCATACACAGCCTAACAGGCAGCTGTATGACGTTCTGACAAAGGGATCTTCGGATGCCAGACAGAATCCGCTGCATTTCATTATCACCACGGCAGGTACGGACAGACATTCCATTGCCTATGAGCTTCATACGAAGGCGGTGGATATTCTGGAAGGCCGGCGTGTGGATCCGACTTTCTATCCGGTGGTCTACGGACTGAAAGATGATGAGGACTGGGAAGATGAAGCAAACTGGTACAAGGTCAATCCTTCTCTGGGCTATACGGTCGATATCGAAAGGCTCAGGGATGCCTACCGGGAAGCAAAACAGAATCCGGCAGACGAAGTGACCTTCAAGTGGCTGAGGCTGAACATGTGGGTTTCAAGTACTGTGGCATGGATCCCGGATGCGATATTCATGAAAGGAAATGAAGAGATCGACCTGGCGGCTCTGGAAGGCAGGGACTGTTACGGCGGTTTGGATTTATCCAGCACGGGAGATATCACGGCTCTGGTTCTGATGTTTCCTCCGAGGGATGAGGATGAGAAGTATATTCTGCTTCCGTTCTTCTGGGTGCCGGAAGAGACAATACCGCAGAGGGTGAAAGCAGCTTCCGTTCCTTATGACATCTGGGAGCGGCAGGGATACCTGTTATCGACTGAGGGTAATGTGATCCACTATGACTTCATTGAGAAGTTCATCAATGATCTGGCGGAAAAGTACCACATTTGTGAAATCGCAGTGGATAGGTGGAACGCGACGCAGATGATTCAGAACCTTGAAGGTGACGGCTTCACGATGGTTCCGTTCGGACAGGGATTTGCTTCGATGTCCGGACCGACGAAAGATTTTTATCGTCTGCTCATGGAAGGCCAGATCATTCACGGAGGGCATCCGGTTCTCAGGTGGATGGCAGGGAACGTAGTAGTGGATACGGATCCTGCCGGAAACATCAAGGTGACGAAGGCAAAATCGAAAGAGAAGATCGACGGCATTGTGGCTGCAATCATGGCTCTTGACCGGTGCATCCGCAATCAGACGGAGCCGCAGGGGAGTGTTTATGATGAGCGCGGCCTGTTGGTCTTCTGAGGATAAGGCAATGTTGATTTTATCGGTGATCGGCTTCCTTGTGATCAGGGAAGCCTTGAATCAGGCATATGAAGGAGGGAACGGCGATGGGAATACTGAGCGGTTTATTTCGGAGCAGGGATAAGCCCACGGACAGGACGGCGGGAAGTTCGTATTCGTTCTTCTTGGGCGGGACGGCTTCAGGCAAGTATGTGACGGAACGGTCTGCGATGCAGATGACGGCGGTGTACTGCTGCGTGAGGATCCTGTCGGAAGCGGTGGCGAGCTTGCCATTACAATTCTATAGATATACCGGCGATGGCGGTAAGGAAAAAGCAGTGGATCATCCGCTTTATTTTTTGCTCCATGATGAGCCGAATCCGGAAATGACTTCCTTCATATTCCGGGAGACCTTGATGACACACCTGCTTTTGTGGGGAAATGCGTATTCGCAGATCATCCGCAACGGCAAGGGTGAAGTCGTGGCTCTGTATCCGCTGATGCCGGATCGGATGAAGGTGGACCGTGATGAGCACGGAAGGCTCTATTACAAATACACCGTTTATGATTCGGACGATGTGGACGGCAGGAAGGGCACCAACAAGGTCGGAAGGACTGTAAGGCTTCAGCCTCATGATGTGCTTCATATTCCGGGACTTGGCTTTGACGGTCTGGTTGGGTATTCGCCGATTGCAATGGCGAAGAATGCGATCGGCCTGGCAATCGCTACGGAAGAGTATGGCAGCAAGTTCTTTGCAAATGGCGCGGCTCCTTCCGGTGTGCTGGAGCATCCGGGAACAATTAAGGATCCGAGCAAGGTGAGGGAAAGCTGGCAGGCAACCTTCGGAGGAAGCGGCAATGCCAACAAGATTGCTGTTTTGGAAGAAGGAATGAAGTACACGCCGATTTCCATTTCACCTGAGCAGGCTCAGTTCCTGGAGACAAGGAAGTTCCAGATTGATGAAATCGCGAGGATCTTCCGTGTGCCGCCTCATATGATCGGGGATTTGGAGAAGTCTAGCTTCAACAACATTGAGCAGCAGTCGTTGGAGTTTGTGAAGTACACGCTTGATCCCTGGGTGAGCCGTTGGGAGCAGGCAATGGTGAGAGCCTTGCTGACTCCGGATGAGAAGAAGAAATACTTCTTCAAGTTCAATGTGGATGGTTTGCTCCGTGGAGATTATCAGAGCAGGATGAACGGCTACGCAACAGCCAGGCAGAACGGCTGGATGTCCGCAAACGATATCCGTGAGCTGGAGAACCTGGACAGGATCCCGGCGGAACAGGGCGGTGATCTGTACCTAATCAATGGAAATATGACGAAGCTGGAGGATGCCGGGATATTTGCGGCAGGCAACAACGGAAAGGAGGAAGGAGATTCCGATGAAGAAGTTTTGGAACTGGAAAAGCAGGAAGATCAGAGATCAGGCTTCAGGCGAAGAGGTAAGTGAACGAGTGCTTTTCCTGAATGGAACCATAGCAGAAGAGAGCTGGTTTGACGATGATGTCACACCGGCTCTTTTTAGAGAAGAACTGAATGCCGGAACAGGAAACATCACGGTCTGGATCAACAGTCCGGGCGGCGACTGCGTGGCAGCGGCTCAGATCTACAACATGCTGATGGACTATAAGGGCGATGTCACGGTGAAGATCGATGGCATTGCGGCATCAGCGGCAAGCGTGATCGCGATGGCAGGGACGAAGGTACTCATGAGTCCTGTGAGCATGATGATGATCCACAATCCGGCGACTATCGCTTTTGGCGATACGGCGGAGATGCAGAAGGCGATCAACATGCTGGCCGAAGTGAAGGAGTCCATTATGAATGCCTATGAGATCAAGACCGGCATGAGCAGGACAAAGATCTCACATCTGATGGATGCGGAGACCTGGATGGACGCGAACAAGGCGGTGGAACTGGGATTCGCAGATGATGTGCTGCAGAGAGCGGATGCATCAGAGGGCGAAGACCTGGAAGCACCGGAGGTGTCGATGCTTTATTCCAGGGCGGCGGTGACTAATTCGCTGATGGATAAGATCGCAGCGAAGTGTCACATCAAGGCGCCGGAGAGCGGTGCAGAAACTGAACAGACAACGGATAACGGGCGTTCCTGTGATGAGATCAGGGAACGCCTGAACTTTATCAAGAGATTCATTTAAGGAGGAATCGAGTTATGACTATCAAAGATATGATCGAGAAGAGAGCGAAGGTGTGGGAAACTGCGAAGAACTTTGTGGATACCCACGAGAATGAAAACGGCGTTCTGTCTGCGGAGGATAACGCGACTTACAGCCGTATGGAGCAGGAGATCGAGGATCTGACTGCGGCTATCGACCGTCAGCAGAGAGCCGAGGCAAGGGAGGCTGAGTTCAATAAGCCTGTGAATATGCCTCTTACCGGAAGACCTGCGATGCAGAAGCCGGATGAGAAGACCGGGCGTGCTTCCAATGCCTACAAGGAAGATTTCGGCGCTCATCTCCGTGGAAAGAGGCTTGTGCATAACGTTCTTTCCGAGGGCGTGCAGGCGGACGGCGGCTACCTTGTGCCGGAAGAGTTTGAGAGACAGATCGTGATGGGACTGGATGAGGCGAACGTGGTGAGAGGCCTTGCGAAGGTCATTACCACAAGTGCTGAAAGAAAGATCCCGGTTGCGGCTACCCACTCCGAGGCTAAGTGGACGGCTGAGAATGGCGCTTATACCGAGAGCGATCCTTCTTTCGACCAGAAGACCATTGATGCGTTTAAGCTTACGGATCTTGTGAAGGTTTCCATTGAGCTTCTGCAGGATTCCATGTTCGATCTGGAAAGCTATATCGCCAATGAGTTTGCGAGGGCGTTCGGTATCGCTGAGGAAGAGGCGTTCTGCGTGGGTACTGGAACTGGTCAGCCTACGGGTATCTTTACCGCGAACGGCGGACAGGTGGGCGTGACTGCCGCGTCTTCTACCGCTGTGACTGCGGATGAGCTTATCAGCCTTGTCTATGCGCTGAAGAGTCCTTACCGCAGAAACGCGAAGTTCCTTGCGAATGACGCGACTATTTCCGCAATCAGGAAGCTGAAGGACGGCAACGGCGTTTATCTCTGGCAGCCTTCCCTTCAGGCAGGCGAGCCGGACAAGCTCCTGGGCTATGACCTTTATACCAGTCCTTATGTACCGCAGATGGAAGCAGGTGCTTTCTCTGTTGCGTTCGGTGATTTCAAGAATTACTGGATCGCTGACCGTTCCGGCAGGACCGTACAGAGACTCAATGAGCTTTACAGCACTAACGGACAGGTTGGCTTTGTCGCAACCGAGCGTGTTGACGGCAAGGTGATCCTTCCTGAAGGCATCAAGCTCCTGAAGATGAAGGCGTAAGGTTAGCAGATTACAGGGCTGCCGTGTAAAAAGCGGCAGCCCGGATTTGGAGGTTTGAGATGAGCGAATATAACGCAAAGAATTATACGGAGCAGGGCGGCGAGGTCACCCATATCGGAGGAAAGATCGTATATGACAACGGCCTGCTTCCGAATATGAGCACGGCTGATGTGACCAGTGATTCAGCTGCGAAAGTCCGCGCAACTTTGAACACGTTGATTACGAATCTGAAGAATGCAGGGCTTATGGTGGGCGATGCTTTCACCATGCAGTATGCGGCGGTAACGGACAGCGTTTCCGGTCATGCAGAACGCCAGTATAACACCGGCAAGATTTCCAATGTTGCGGTGGATAACGATACCCATGAGATCACGATCACATTATCCGATAAGGTGAAGAACCTTAAGGATTTTGATGGTGGCAATGGCTGGGGCGTTCACAAGTGGCTGGGTATCGGTCTTGGTGTCGGTATTTCTCCGATTACAGGATTGTACTACAACGGTTCTGTCTTGGGTGATGAGGATGTCGCTGAGGCAACGGCTTGTGATCTTTCAGCGGGATATTTTGTCCGCTGGGTTGCGGCTGACCTTGTGCTTGCGGGTGATAACACGGAGAGATCCGTTGATAACTTCACTCTGTGGGCTAACGGATATGCTGAAACAGCTTACAAGATCAAGATTGTGGAGCCTGCGTAAGAAATATGGGGCGGCGGTGTGATCTGCCGCCCTTATTGTGAGGTGATGTCAGATGATCGTGACTGTGGATGAGATGAAGAATTATCTGAGGATCGATTTTGAGGATGATGATTCTTTGCTGGAAAACTTCATAACGGCAGGCGTGAAGCAGTGCATGGATATCCTGCGGACGGATGATGAGAATGATCTGGCTGACTGTCCGAACGGGAAGATCGCCGTGATGTTCACGGTGGCTTATCTGTATGAACACCGGGAAGAAGCTGACCACCATGCGATGGATCTTACCCTGAGGGCTCTGTTATTCGGTAGCCGGAAGGAGGGATTCTGATGGATGTAGCGGCTTTGAGGTCAAAGGTGACGTTCCAGAAGAATGAGACCGTTACGGATAAGTACGGGAACCATAAGAATGTCTGGACGGATTATTATACCTGCTTCGCGACGATCGGCGGTGAGGGTCTGGCAAGTTCCAAGGAAGAGCAGGTCGCCGGGACTACGGTGGAAGAAGATTCTATGACCGTTACGGTCAGGTATTGTCAGAAATCAGCGGCTATTACTTCCACGGGATTCAGGGTGGTGTTCATGGGTGAACTTTATAACATCGAGAACATTGACCACATGAATTTCAGGAAACGGTCGCTGAAGTTTACCTGCAGGAAGGAGCGGCGATGACTCAGACGATAAAGATAGATCAGCTGGCGGATACCGTGATGAAGGGCATGGAGGAATATGCAAAGCTTGCGGTGGATGACCTGAAGGCGGATGTCCAAAAGGCCGGTAAGACTGTGAAGCAGCAGATCGAAAGCACGGCTCCGAAGAAGACCGGGAAGTATTCCAAAAGCTGGGCGATCAAGAAGACCAGGGAAACATCCGATTCCATCCAGATCGTGGTGCATTCCAAGAGGTATCAGCTGACGCATCTTTTGGAGTTTGGTCATGCAAAACGGGGCGGCGGAAGGACAAGGGCTTTTCCGCATATCGCTCCTGCAGAACAGGCGGGCATCGAGCAGCTGATAAGGGATATCGAGAGGGATTTACAGAAGGGCGGTTAGTGATATGGAGATCATTCTTTTGTTGTTCGTTATTGCTATCGGGATCGCTGTGTTTGGTGTGCTGATCTACTACAGCACCAGAAGAGGCGAGAAATGCCGCGGCTATCCCTATAACTGTCCGGTCTGCCGTCATGCTGCCGAATGCATCATAGAGATCGGGAGGAAGAAGGATGACGCATGAAGAAGTGATGCAGATGCTGGCGGAATTGAAGATCCCTTTTGCGTATGACCATTTCGCGGAAGGTGAATCGCCTGATCCGCCGTTCATCTGCTTTTTGTTTCCGGGTTCGGAGAACTTTGCCGCGGATGATGTGGTCTATATGGAGTTTTCCAACCTGAGCATTGAACTTTATACCGATGAGAAGGATCCGAAATTGGAAGACAGCGTGGAAGCGGTGCTGAATTCACATGAGATTTTCTGGAACAAATCAGAGGTATGGATTGAAACTGAAAAATTATACGAAGTGCTGTACCAGATGACGGTATAGCGGAAAGAGAGGTTAATTATGCCGAGTACAAACAACAAGGTGAAGTTCGGCCTTAAGAACTGCCATTATGCGAAGGCGACACTTGATCCGGATACCAATGCCGTGACATTTGGTACGCCTGTTGCGATTCCGGGTGCGGTGAACCTGTCGCTTGATCCTGAGGGTGATACGGAGCCGTTCTATGCGGACGATATGGTTTATTACACCACGGTAGCGAACAACGGTTATTCCGGTGATCTGGAAATTGCATTGATTCCGGAAAGCTTCAGGAAGGATATCCTGAAAGAGACTGAGGATGCGAACGGTGTTCTGGTGGAGGATTCCACGGTGGAGCCTGAGCATTTCGCTCTGCTTTTCGAGTTCTCCGGGGATAAGAAAAAGATCAGACACTGCATGTATTACTGTACCGCTGCAAGACCTACGATCGAGGGCAAGACCAATGAGGATTCCAAGGAAGTACAGACCGAGAAGCTGGAGATAACAGCGACTCCGCTTCCGAACGGACTTGTGAAGGTTAAGACCGGTGCGAATACATCAGACGCGGTTTACAACGGATGGTATTCCAATGTCTATCAGACAGAGCATGCACAGGTATCTGCGGTTCTTACCGGGATCACGATTGGAAACCTTCAACTTACGCCTGCTTTTGATGCCGGAACAACTTCCTATACGGCTGAGACCGTAAACGATGAGGATGCTGTATCGGCTACTGCGGCAAGTGGAACGGCGGTCACAATTCTTGTGAACGGAGTGGCTCATACCAGCGGCAGTAACGCGACATGGGAGAGCGGAACCAATACTGTGACAGTGATCGCAAGCAAGACCGGATGCACCAGTACGGCATATACCGTAACGGTGACAAAGAACGGACAGGGTTGATCTTAACGGGCAGGGCTTCGGCTTATGATTGGAGGAAAGTGAAATGGCACTTACAAAGACAGTGAATATTGATGGCAAGGATGTGACTTTCAGGGCATCGGCGGCCATTCCGAGAATATACAGAAACAAGTTCCATAGGGATATCTATAAGGATCTTCATGACCTGCAGAAGAGCATTGATGACAATGATCCGGAAAACTCTGCAATGGATTCTTTTTCGCTGGAGCTGTTCGAGGATATCAGCTACATCATGGCGAAACATGCGGATCCGCAGGGGGTTCCGGATACTCCGGATGAGTGGCTGGATCAGTTCGGGACATTTTCCATTTATCAGGTGCTTCCGGAGATTATCGAGCTCTGGGGACTGAATGTGCAGACGCAGGTGGAGAGTAAAAAAAACTTCGAGCGACTGACCGGGAAATGACAACGCCGCTCTTGTTACTGAGGGCGGTGCAGCTTGGTGTACAGATCGGGGAGATGGATCTTCTGACTATCGGAACCATCAACGATATGTACACGGAAATGCAGAACGATGAGAACCAGGGGGCATATAGCACCTTGGCATCTCAGGATGATTTTGACCGGTTTTGATGCTGTTTAACATCTTATTTTGCATTTCACCTTCTGTTTTTTGCCACTTACATCAAATGTCAGGACAGAACTTTCGATATATTGTATGATTGCATCATCAAAGAGAAAGG